CAGTCATTCCGGCAGCATGTTCTTCACGTACTTTGTCTCGTAGAACTTCTGTCACCATTTGAAGCCGTGACAGTTCAAGGTCGCGCATATCAGCGATCAGCGCAAGCGAATGTAACGATAGGTGCGCTTTAGTCATTTCCTGCATAACATTATGCTACAGCTTTAAGGTGTCAATCCTTGTGTTTGTCAGTCGTGTGTGATTTACTGACGCCATGAAAAAAAGAGCAACTTTTATACACCCTAGAGGTGTTTGGATTCAAAGGGCTGAACTAAAAGTCCTTGTCGGTGGTTTAGTGTTTTTTGCTACTAGCACTGCCGCTTTGATTGTTGTGATCGCTTATTTGGTGAAGGGGTAATAATGTACGACGTTAAACGTGTGAATGATGAGCTGATTATTCGGTCAGATATCATGTGGGATGTCATTGAGAATGGTCAAGCGCTTGTGATGACGATTCGCCAGGCAAGGAAACTTGCTGAAGTTCTTTTAGACGCAACCGTGCTAATTCGCGTGTTCGCTGATGAGGAGAACGAAGACGCTTAGCGTTCTGTAGGGAGTGTGCCGCCCCAAATACCGAACTCTTGTCTGCTTGCAACCGCATACATTAAACATTTGACTTGGATAGGACATTGTGAACAAAGGTTTTTTGCCATTTGCGTTGCTTGCTTGCGCAGGTTCCCCATCGGTAGATCGTCGGGGAAGAAAATTTCTGGAATGTCTCGGCACGGTATATCGTCTGCCGCTTCAATCTCTGCGTAGAGTGCGGTGTAGTCGTATTCTATTTGTCGCCGGTTTGCCATAAGGTGAGTCTATGAGAAACATTGAGAAGTTCAAAACTCTTGACCAAGAAACTTTCAACGATGCGTTGAATCTTGGCGTGTTTGATTCTGGTTCTGCGGAGTGGCACGACCTTCGCTCACGAGGTATTGGTGGTTCCGAGATTGGGACGATCATGGGCCTCAACCCGTGGGAGTCCGCGTTTGCTTTGTGGGCTAAACGCACAGGCCAAATTCCTGACCCTCCTTTGACGGGTTGGAGTATTCGCTTTGGTAAAGCGTTTGAGCAGCCTGTGTTGGAGTTGTGGGCTGAGGAACACCCTGAGTATGAAGTGTTCTTGACAGGCACATGGCAGCACCCTAAATACAATTACATTCTTGCCAACCCTGATGCTTTAGCTAAGCACCGGGAGACTGGTGAATGGGTTGTGGTTGAAATTAAAACTTCACGCGGATCGTGGACTGAAAGCCCACCAAACTATGTGGCTCAGGTGTTGCACTATATGACGGTGTTGCACCTAAAAAAAGCTGTAATCGTTGCTGTTGCTGGTTGGAACTATGAGGAACGCTGGGTTGACTTTGACGAGTTCCAGGCTGACGCACAACTCGCTGCCGCCACACGTTTCTGGAATCATTTGCAGAACGTTGAGAAACCTGAATGGGATGGAAGCAAGGCCACGTATGAAGCTGTGCGTTACATGAACCCGGACATTCAGGATGATGAGGTCGATTTAGAAAAATTCGGTCACGTTCTTTTAGAGGCAAATAACAATTTTGACAAGTCTGAAGCTTTACTGAACGAAGCAAAGAGTATTGTGCTTGACCTTATGGGTAACGCAAAGTACGGGTACATAATGCGCAATGGCGAAAAGGTTGTTGTTGCGCAAAGGCAATCGAGAGGTCAGGGGAAACCTTGGCTTGTAGTGAAAGGAAATAACTGATGGCGTTCAACCCGAACGATTATGAGATGGTGGAAGTCAGGATTCGTAAGTTCCATGACGAGCATGTGAACGGCAGGATAGTAACGGAGTTAATTCACGATGAGCATGACTGGATATTTAAAAGCCTTATTTATTTGGATGTGGGCGAACAGGTCACAAATCTTCCGAAGTCGGTTGGTTGGGCGACAGAGAAGAAGGGTTCCAGCCCGTTTGCGGCAGAAGTAACAGAGACCAGCAGTATTGGACGCGCCCTTGCAAACATGGGCCTACACGGTAACAAACGTGCTTCTCGTGAAGAAATGCGTAAAGTGCCTAACCCGTCGAGAGATTTTATCACCGAGGCCAAAGAGGCTAAGTCTGCTGATGAACTAAGGTTGTTATGGACGGAAGCTAAAGCCGCTGGTGTTAGTGCGAATGTTTTAGATGAGGTGAAAAAGTATGCCGAGGGACTTGACGATTCTGCGAGCGAGCGTGTTGGAAGTTCTGCAAGCGTATCTGGAAGCAGTAAAAAGGGGCGACAGTGACCAGATCACATTTTGGCGATCTGTTTTGTTGGAGAGGATGGCGACCGTAAATGATGCCGTCAAACATCATCAGCGAGCTTCAGGAACTAACACAGATAAACCGTAAGGGTGTTGAAGCTCTTTTTGAGGCTGAAGTGGAGCTTGCTGAGAAGGACAATGCGTTAGACAGGGTTGAGTCGCAAGCGTTTCTGGACGCTCAAGGAACTGTTGCTGACAGGCAAGCGTTGGCGCGTTTAGAGTCCGCTGACGCTCGTTTTCAACGCGATCTGTCGAAGGCTAAGGTAAACCGGATTAGGACTAAGCTGCGGGTCATTGAGAGCGCAATGATGGCTCAGGGCACAATGTCGAAGATTATGCAGGCGGAGATGAAACTATGACGAGGGTGTGGTCTGACCGTTGTGATGATTGTGGTGGGGGTTGGTTCCCTGATGGTTGTCGGTGTAAGGAGGAATCGTGAGCAACTTTATTGAGGATGAGGGTATGTCTGAGGAGGAGTTTATGGCGTGGTTGCACAGTATTGACACGTCTGAGGATGTTGACGAGCAGGGTTAGGCTCCCGTTTCATCAGGTTATACACTCCAGAAATATCACCCTTTGTCGGCGTACTCAGTCACATTAGTGTTTGTCGGCGTAAGCATGCATTTCTGACGGTTTGCAAGATTTACACCCGCCCAGATGTCTAGTTCGCTTCCGCTGTTATGTGTGAGCGCACATTATTTGCACTGTTTAAGGCGCTTCAGGCTCGGTTACGGCCTGTTTATGTAAGCTCGCGCAGATAACTTACGATGGCATAAACTAAGCGCATGGCAAAACCTTGGGGCAGCATAGTTGAATGGTTTACCGGTGAACATTTCACGGTAGGTCAGTTCATTGTCTTAGAGGGCCGTAGAACGTCTTTGCACTTACACGAGAACCAAACCCACTTTTGGTTTGTTGAGGCCGGCAACGGCGAACTCATCATCGATGACACTATGTTCCTTATTGGTCCTGGTGATTCGATTCACATTGATCGTGAGCAGGTTCACCGTTTGTCAGCGAGTATCGGCAACATGCAAATCTTTTATGTCACATCAGGTTTGATTGATGTAGATGATGTGGTCAGGTTTGAGGACGATTATGGTCGAGCTGACAAGGCTTTCGGCTAATGGCTACACCTAAGAAAATTGTTGCTCAGGCGCTAAACCGTGACACTCATTGCTTCCATTGTGGACAAACAGACGATTTGCAGCCGCACCACCGTAAAGGACGGGGTATGGGCGGTTCAAAGGTTCTTGACCGTGTTGACAACATAATGATGATTTGTGGGTTGTATAACGGTGGCATGGAGTCTGATCCTAAGTTGGCAAGTTTGGCGCGTGCTTGGGGTCACAAGTTGGCTCAGTGGGAAGACTTTGACAAACCGGTGTTTGATGGTGTTGAGTTTCGGTGGTATGTTCTTACCGCGTCGGGAGAGAAGGTGGACCTAGAGTTTCTCGACGAACCATATTAGAAAGGGAAACGAATGTGGGAAGTTTGGGATGAAAGGTTCGATTACTCGTACCGTGAGGTACACAACTATTTTCCTCCCATAGCGCCGAAGGACATGGCGCGTCGCCGCTGGCTAATGTATTTGCACGCCGGGCGGTACATGGAGGGTGCGCGTGATCGCAACGCGAAAGTAGCTTGGAATTTGTATTTAGAAAGGGAGAACAGTGGAAAGCGGCATTTTTCGGAATCGTCTACCGATTGACGATAATTTTACGATTGTTCCTAACGCGTGGTTGAGGAACACTGGCCTGTCGGTCAACGCCAACTTTTTGTTGGTGTATTTGCTGTCGCATGAGATCGGTTATGAGATTCGGGTGCGACAGATCACTGCCGAGACTGGTCTTGGTGTGAAGGGTTTTAGGGCAGCTTTGAAGGAATTAGAGGCTGGCGAGTGGATACAGGTATTCAGGCCTAAGAACGGTGATGGGACGCTTGGTTGTTACCGTTATGAGTTGAATCCATCCAGAGACCCCTCGGGCACTGTGGCTGAAGCCACTGTGGAGCAAAGCACTGTGGCTCAGGGGTCACTCTTAAGAAGAAAACTAAGAGAAGACAAATATAGAGAAGATAACAAGAGAGCTATTAAGCTCCCTAAAGATTGGAAACCTTCGGATCGTTTGCTTGAGATGTTTGATGACAAGTGGCCTGACGTTGATCAGGCGTTTGAGGTTGACCAGTTTCAGACTTATTGGTGGTCTACGGGTAAGGCGAAGCTTGATTGGGATATGACGTTTCAGAATTGGATGGGTCGTGTTCAGAAAAAGTCTGCGGGTGCTAGGTCTTCTGCTGCCAGGTTGAGGGCTGAAGCGCTTGCCGAGATGGAAAGGGATGAGAATGACTAAGAAGATTGGTTCTTTGTTTAGTGGCTATGGTGGTTTAGATATTGCCGCTAGCAAGGTTTTAGGCGCTGAGGTGGTGTGGCATTGCGAGTGGGAGGATGCCCCGTCAACTATTCTTGACGCTAACTTTCCCGGTGTCCCCAATTATCGGGATGTGTCGAAGGTTGATTGGGCTTCGGTTGAGCCGGTTGATATTTTGACTGGTGGTTTTCCTTGTCAGGATGTTTCCTTAGCTGGTCGTAGGGCTGGTTTAGCCGCCGGTACGCGATCTGGTTTGTGGAGTGAGTTTGCAAAAGCTATTAATGTGTTGAAACCTGAGTTAGTTGTAATCGAGAATGTAAGGGGATTGTTAAGTGCAAAAGCTGGTAGCGATATGGAATGGTGTTCGTGGTGCATGGGAGAAACCGGAGACGGAGAACCTGTTATGCGGGCACTCGGAGCTGTTCTTGGTGACTTGGCCGACCTCGGGTACGATGCTGAATGGGAAGGTGTTCGAGCTTCCGAAGCGGGTGCTCCTCACCAAAGATTCAGAGTTTTCATTCTTGCGTACCCCCGCAGCGAGTGAGGCTGAGCGTGGTCATCAACCGGAAGATAAAGCGAAGGCGCGTGGCGGGCAAGTAACCTTATCTGGCCAGTTTATGAATCTTCCTACGCCAATGACTTCAGATATTTACAGCGATCGCATGAAATCTTCTCAGACGAAAGAAGGCTCCATGCACTCGGTTACTTTGGCTCAGGCGGTGCATATGACTTGGGGGCGTTTTGAGCCTGCGGTCAAACGTTGGGAAGTAATAAGTGGGCACCAAGCTCCCGAACCCACGGAGCCAACGGGTAAGGATGGGGCGCTACGATTGTCAAGCAAATTTACTGAGTGGATGATGGGCTTAGAGCCCGGTTGGATTACTAAGCACGGTCTTTCTCGAAAAGACGAATTAAAGGCTTGCGGTAACGGTGTCGTGCCGCAGCAGGCGGAACTTGCTTTGAAAATGTTGTTAGAAAGGAAAAATAATGAACAAGGCTGAAGTGAAGTTGTTGTTGGCTGATGTGGCTGCGATTGATAACCGTAGGGTTACTGAGGAGACGGTGAACGCTTGGTCTGGTGTGTTGGGTCATTTGTCGTTGCCGGTTGCGCAACGCGCGCTGATCATGGCGCGGCAGGATGAGAAGGTTGAGTATTTGGAGCCTAGGCATATTGTGGGTCGCGCTCGTGACGCCCGTATGGCTCTTGATCAGAGTGCTGCCGATAGGTCTGTGGAGGCTTCTTGGCGGTCAGACCCGGAACCTATTTGTATCCCACATGAGTCAAGGATTACCAAATGTGATAAGTGTTGCGCTTTGTTGGCGAAGCAGACTGATGGTATGAGTATTGATGCGCGACACAGGTGGGCTATGCAGAACATCGGTTATCAGACGGTTTAGGCCTACAATGAGTCGGTGGCTTGGATTGAGTGTCGGCGGTGGGAGGACGGGCCATTTTTGGCACGATCTAACCTTGGCGAATCAAAAACGAGGGCGCAAGAGAATTTAGATAGACTGCGCGAACTAGAGAGAAGTAAATAGTGAACTTAGACCTACACCACGTAGTTATGTTTTCGGGCGGTATTGGTAGCTGGCTAACGGCTAAGCGAGTAATTGACTTAGTTGGTACCGATAAAGTTACACTGCTGTTTAGCGATGTGAAGGGCGAAACGGAAGACCCTCACATTGGCGAAGACGAAGACACTTATCGATTCATTCATGAAGCGGCAGAAATGCTTGGCGCTGAGCTTGTTAAGGTGGTTGACGGACGCAACATATGGGAGGTTTTTCGTGATCGCAAGTTCTTGGGCAATAGTCGTATCGCGCCGTGTTCGCACGAACTTAAACAAAAGCCAGCAAAAAAGTGGATTTACGAAAATACCGACCCCAAAAACACTGTAATATATGTCGGCATTGACTGGACCGAAAAACACCGTTTGGCTGCGGTAACGCGTGGTTATGCGCCCTGGAAGGTAGGCGCTCCATTGACGCAACCGCCTTATATGACTAAAGAGGATATGCTTGCGGAGGCAACAGGTTTAGGTCTACGACCACCAAGACTTTATTCTTTAGGTTTTAAACACAATAATTGCGGTGGTGGCTGTGTTCGTGCCGGCCAAAAGCAATTTAAGCTACTTTTAGAAACTATGCCTGAACGGTTTGCCGAATGGGAAAGTCAAGAGGAAAAAATGCAAGACTATTTAGGTAGTGAGGTGACAATTCTAACAAGCACTGTAAACGGTAAAAAAACCCCATTGAGTTTGTCTAAACTACGGCAAATTGCCGAGCAACAACCGGCTCTTATAGATATGACCGACGAGGGTTTATCTTGTAACTGCACGTCGTCTTGGCTAGCCTAGAATGTACGGATGGCTTGGATTGAGTGTGAACGTTGTGGTTTCCGTTGGGACTCGGCAACCTCTAACCGTAACAACAGAAAATGTTTGTCGTGTCGTGCCACAAGGGCAAGAACGGTAAATAGTAGCCTTGGTAAATGTCATCCTTGGCACAACGATTTTGCTGAGGATGAGATCACCCCGGTTGACGAAGATGGTATTCCGGTGTTGACCGGGGTTAGAAAATGCGGTAAACAGGATTGTGTTAATCCTGAACATATAGAAAGGGAAATGTAATGGCTGTAGATGTGAAGTTCGAAGGTTACGTAAACGGGATTCGTGAGTTTGAGTGGGGTGTTGTTTACGATGTTGCCCACAACCAGATGTTGAAAGACGATCAGGGTGACTGGAAGGTTGACGGTAAAGACTATTTTTCGGTTACTGGTCCCGCCGGTTTTGCTGAGGGCGACAAGGTTGCTGTTGTTGGCCGTTTGAAGACGAAACTGTTTGA